CAAGCCATATCCGAGGGCCGAGCAGGTCAGAAGATGTGGTAATGCGGTTTGTCCACCAATACCGACTGCGCTGGTAAAAGCGAACTTGAAAGAATTGTGCATAGCCAAGAGAATGCCGAACATGAGGGTGGATCGTCTGGGCGAGGATGCTGGCGGGCAGTTAAGGTTCGCGTAGAAAAATAGAGGGAGGTGGTACCGTTGGACAAGCAGGTGCTGCTGCAGTATTGCGAAGTTATGGAAGAGATAAAAGATATTAGAAGACGCATCCGGGAGCTGGACAAGTTCCTGGAAAACCCGCCGATTGTGGCGGACACCGTAAAAGGGAGCAGGGCGGATTTAACGATAGGTCCGATCAAGGTCAATGGTTTTCCAGATCCGATGCTGTATAGAAAGAAGCGGGCGGCGGAACGCTACCGGAAGCTTCTGACAGCCAAGGAAGCGGAGCTTCTGGAATTAACGACAAAGGCAGAGGAGTACATAGAGGCGATTAAAAAGCCTGATTTGAGAATTATGTTCCGCTTCTATTATCTGGAGGGGTTGACATGGATTCAAGTAGCCTATCGGCTGAACCGGATGTTTCCAAAACGTCGGGTTAAATATACGGAAGATGGATGCCGGATGAGAAATTCCCGATTTTTTGAAGAAAAATAAAAATGTTCGGTCGTGTTCGCTATAAAAGTAGTAGTATGGTATTAAGCATTCGTGTGACGGCGAATGTGGACGGTTCACGATGACGGAAAACTCCTCCGTATGTACTTCAATCCCCGCTGGACAGTGACCCCGGCGGGGATCCCCCTGGGGCGTAGCTCAGTCGGTTAGAGCAGCTGGCTTATATCCAGCGTGTCGAGGGTTCGATTCCTTCCGCCCCAATTTACCTGGTTTTGGGATTCTCCACCCGGACATTCCAGGTATGCGAAAGACATCCTTGAAAGAGGGTGTCTTTTTTGTGTTGTAAATATCTGAAATATGGATTAAAATAAAAGAAAATGTCGAAATGGAGAATGGACAATATGGCTTTAATGTATCTAGCTAAAATAAATTTGACGGCAGGTATTTTTGACGTATATGATAATAAATTAAATTTAGATGATGTAAAACAAACGATTTATGATGAATTAGACGAGAATAAAATGTTTTCTACTTCTTCAAATTGTAAATACAGAGATTCGTTGGGAAATATAAGAAGAATGCCGCAATTATCTAAATATAGCTTGAAAGAATTAAAAAAGCAGGATGCCGGAATTATTACAGGGAAGTTAGTTAGGGCATTTAATAAACCGACAGAAATAATTGATGAATCGGGTAAAGTATTACAAAGTTCAAACGAAGAGGCTGTTAGTATATATTTCTATTTAGATTCAAAACAAGAAATGATTGCATTTTCGGAGAGACAATCATTTGGCTATAATCAATTTATGACAGCATTTGCATTTATTCTAAGCCAAAACACAAAAAAATATAAATTTGAAATATTTCTGCAAAAGGATAAAGGTGCTTTAGAGGGCAAAATCAGGTCATTAAAATCAATACAGAATATCAAAGCGACATTGATACCACCGAATTCAAATGATAAGGATTTGGAAGAGTTTAGGAATAGTTTGCGATATATGCAAGATTGCCGTGATGTGAATGCTAATAAATTCAAGATGGAGATGTCCACGACAGATGAAAGGCATTCGTTAAAAATAGATTCAAAATATATGCAAGATATATACACAGCTGTGTCGAAGGGGTATGGAGAAGTAAATACAACAGGAATTAATCAAAATGGTAAAAGACAGACAATAAGTAGCAATCAAGATGCCGCATTAATTCGTATAATTGATGAGAATCTAACAGAAGAAGAATATAACCGAGAATCAAGATCGTTTATACATGAGTGGATTATGAAACTCCTTAAATCCGTAGCCAGTTAAAAGGTGAATTAAAATGATAAAAGATGCTCAATTTAATAAGTTTATAAAATACAAAAAATATGTGGACGTATTTGATTTTGCTTCCATTGAATGCAAGATTGCGTTGATTTCTGCTATTGCATTAGCAGGGGTTTCGTATTTTTCAACTCGAAATAATACTTTAGAAAATATTAATATACTTATTTCGGCATTGACTAAAGACATAGCTGTAGCATTAATAAGTTTCTTAGGATTTACTGTGTCAGGATTAGCAATATTAACAGGGGTTATATCAAAAAAAGAGGTCCAGACTGTAATGCGGGCAAGAAAAATTGAACATTTAGAAAAAATACTGTTAAGTTTTTATTTGCTTGGATTAGTAACGGCAATTACAGTTGTGGGATTAATTTGTTGCTTTATTTTCGGTGTAAATGATAGTGTGTTTTCAGAGAGAAGTTTTATCGTTCTGGTTTTTGTGTTCTCGTACCTGGTTGTATTTGTATTGTTTTACGCTGTAAAATTAATTGGAAACTGTTTGGAAATATTTTTTATTGTAAATTCAGGTGATGAAAGGAACAATGAAAATGAGGTAATGCAATGTTATGATTCTTATAGAATAACAGCTTTAGAAAGAGTTCTTATTCCCCCACTTGGAAAGGAAGGGTATGAGCTATACAAAGGTACTATCGAGGAACAAATTGCGAATAATAAAAATGTTGGTGAAAAAATAGAATTAGAAAAAATATACGCACACCATTTTACGCAAAGAAAACAATAAATGATGATTAAAGGGTCACCCAGTGTGGCTCTTTTCT